GAGAGAAAGCACCAGACTCTATGGCTACTAACTCTGTATAGCTCTTACCTAGTAAGGCGGATACCTCAAGTAAACCTGCGTATTTTGCTGGTTCGTTAGTTAGGTAGGACTGTAACAGAGATTGTGCAATTTTGAGGTTTTCTGGGTCGTTATTTTGTGTGTACAGAGTTACCGCAGCAAATGCTTTGTCTTTGCTTTGTGCGGCGTCTGTAACCCAATCACGGTTTGTCTTTTCACGTTCTGTCCGTGCTGCCATCTCGGCGTTCAGCACCTTTAAATCGTCTGCTTTTGCACCCAGTTCTGTGGCTACAGACAGCATACTTTCTAATGTACTGAAATCTTTGGCCGCAATTATTTTATCTGGGGCTATATAATCTTGCCAAGGCTTTAAGCCTTTTACGTTAGCAGTATGGATGGAAGCAATAATTTTTCCTATGGGAGTCTCTTGCGTACCCATAGCTATAGTTGTAGCATTCTCAGCTTTTGCTGCTTCTGGGTCAGTTATAACCGCCCTAATAGCCGCAGCCATAGTTGCATCATTCTTTAATTTTAGTTGCTTTTCTACAACTCTAGTGTCTTTAGAAGATAGCTTTATATCACCATTTTTTACTGCAAGAAGATAGTTTTCAATAGAAGCTTTGTCATTCAAACGGCTATAGTCTAACTCTTCAAAACCTTGCCCATAGGCTGTAACCTCTACGCCGGAAGTAGTTATAGTTTCACTAGGCTTCAAAGGCACATTAGATGGTGTGCGTTCTCCTGTTTTTTCATCATAGGTAAACGAGCTAGACAAAGGCGCACCGGCTTCCATCATGTCTTCTGCGGATTGTCCAAAGTTTTGATCTTCAAATTTGCCATCCCGGTCTTTTGAGGAAATACCTTCTAAATCATCCATTTCAATTGGGTCACCACTTTTAAACTCAGTGGCGTCCTTCCCGCCGCTTCTTGATGATTCCAAAGGTGCATCAATAGGCCGGTTTTGGGGTAGGTCCGGTCCCTGGAATGAAAGTGTTTCGCTCTGTGTTGGGAACGCCAGACTACCATTGTCCACCATTGATTTAGCCATACCCATTACGGCATCTACATCGCCGTCAAAGATGGAAAGCTGTCCGTAAAAGTATTCAACCGCACCTGTATTTGATTTATCACCTGAAAAAGTAGTCGCTAACATCTGAGCGGCGGTTTTCATCTTTTTGTCTTTTGCTTCTTGAGCAGCGGTAGCCGTGGCTATTCTTTTCCGTTCTTCTTTTTCCTCTTTAAGACGAAGCTTTTCTGCTTCTTTTTCGTCACGATCATCCTGCATCATGTCTTTAGCAATGATGTTGGCAAAAGTAGCAAAGCCTTCACCTATGCCGTTATCTTGTTTTTTATAATAACTAACTTTACCAGACTTAACGTCTGCCATTTGGCTACGAAAGCTCATCAGAAACCTCCTCTTCAATTTCCACATCATCTGGCATTTCAGGATCTTCAACATCGCCAAGCATTGCTGCTTGCTCATCTTGTCCTGCAGTTTCCACTTCACCGTCACCAGGACGTTCCATGAGGCCACCCATCTCAGGGACTTCTGTTATTTCTTCTAGTATTTCTGGGGGCAATTCCTCGGCATCAACCTCATCGTCAATGATGCCCAGCGCCAGTTTAAGGCTAGTAGGGGTGACCTTAATCCGGTCAGCGTCACTAATGCCCATGTCGTACTTAATCTCAGCTTCATCAGCGAGTATGCCAACATACCGGGCTAGTGGTCCTGCCATTAAGATGGCTAAATCTATTGAAAATTTCCCACGGCTTACGCCTTGCATCAGAATTGAGGCTACAATAGTTACTACCTTTGCATCGATACCCAGCAGAGCGTACACCAGTTCTAGTTCTTCTGGCTCGTTCATTTTATGAATAAGATAATCAACACCTTCATCATATTCAGTAATATCTGGTGGTCTATGCCAAGGGTAGTTTCGTGTGTCTGCAGCGTAGTTAGCGCCTGCTATAGGAGCCTCAAGCTTCTTCATCTACTGTCTCCTTTTTCTTATCATCTCCCATCATCTGCTCTTCTAATTCATCGAAGTAGTCAGGGGTGTGGAATATGCCTTCTTCACCAAGCTCGTTGGTAGCAGCAGGAGTTTTACCGTTCATAAAAGCCTTGATTGACTTCTTTACCGCATCTTCAAATTTCATTGGAGTTCTCCATAAGTTACCATCAGATAACCATCAGGGCTTACGGTCACCGCTTTTGGGTGGGTTTTCTGTACTTCTTGGGCAATGACACCAACGGTTGGGTACTTATCCCAGCCAATAGCTTTAGCCTTATCGTTCCAATCCCAGGTGTAGTACTTGATGCTATTTATCGTATCATAGTAATCAATATTGGTTTTCATCCGTGCATCAGAATATTTTGCAATATAAGCACCACCTAGAGTGAACAGACCATTGATGATGTTACTACTATTACTGCTACCACCAGAACTTGATTGGGCTTGTGCCGCCATCGTAGCCGCTAGGATTTTAGCATCCCTGTCACTCTCAGCGTTCCAGCCTTTGAACACATAGTCCAACATGTTATCGACACGATCCCACATCCTGGTCATCGCCTCACTAGATACGTCTAGAGTGTTCTGTACGTCTGTGGTGTGCGCCTCAAAAGCCATTTCAGAATTAGCTGTGGCTACTGACTGACGCCATTTAGCGTTTGCCATATCTAGATTGTATTGCATGTCGGCATAAAACTCTTGCCTAGACTGCTCTAGTATTGCGTTAGACTCATTAGCATCATTAGTTTCAGACACGTTAAAACGCTTCATTGCATTAATTTGTTCAGTATTGTGTGTACTAATTTGTGCAGCCAAGTTGGAATAAAACTTAGCCATATCGTTAGTCTGTTCAGCACTGAATAGGCGTGAAGCGTTTAATGCTGCCTGGTCGCTAAACAGAGCGTCTACCATTGATTGTGTGTTTATGACTTCAGCTTGCTGTTCATTGGTAAGATTTTGTAAGTTCATCTCAAGGAAAGCTTTAGCATTTTGTACTGCAGAAGCCTGACGGGCATCTAAATTAGAAACCTCAAACTTTGCCAACACATTTGCTTTGTTGATGATAGATTGCTGTTTGTTATCTAAATTTTTTGTGGTGAGAGTTTGGTAAAAGGTACTCTCTTTTTCTGCTACACCGAGCATACTTTCCATGATTGCATTAGACATAGCCGCAGTTGCAGCAGTCCCTGTGATACCAGAGAAGGCAATTGTCTTTGATACATCTCTGGCTAAAGCTTGTGCCCAAGGGGGAATTACAGGATCACCATTCGAATTTTTGAACTCTGCAGCGATAGTTTTCATCTGCCATAGTAACGATGTTTTACTGTCTACGAAGTCTTTGCCTTCACGAGTTAGCTTATCAGCCAGAAGCTTGCCTGCTACTGTGCTAGTATCAATCATAGTTGATATATTGATCGATGCGTAATCGTTAAGGGCATCGCCGGTAACATTGGCTGTTCCATCAGCATTTGTACCTGTTGCAGATCCTGTTATGTCAATCTGTTCAGCAGTAACTAAGTCATCGTCAGTAATCGCACCAGTGACCGCATCTACAGTAGTAGCGTCTGTTCCGAGTAGATCTGCTGTAGTGGATGTTTCATAGCCTGTAGCACCAGGATTAGCATCGCCTTCTGCAAGCGCCACATCAGTATCCGCAATTGTAGTAGGAGTATAACCTAAGTCACCAGGAAGGTCATAGCGTGGATCACTTGGGTCTAAGGTAGTCCCGGCTTCATCAGGATCTATATTTATACTATCTAACTTGTCTGATAGAAGAGCGCCATTTTCAGACATCCACTTCTGTGGGTCATCAATGATGGTTTGTATGTCAGCATTACTGCCAGCCATACCGGCATCAACAGCCATCTGGAGTATCTGTTCTGCAGAATATTCTTCTGTACCACCACCAGCGTCACCACCAGCAGCCCCAGTTGAAGCCTGGGCGTTATCTACGCCTTCTTGGATGATAGCATCAGCATCATCGTTATTGCCTAAAGCTTTTTGTTCATCGGCTTTTATTTGGTAGCCTGTCTTCCCGGTTCCCTCAACTATTTGTGCAAGCTTATCAAGGATCTTACCGTCCTTCTCAATAATCTCATAAGGAAGACCTAAGAAGTTGTAAGTGTACATCATACCAGTTTCTTTATTAAGGTATGTCTGCTTACCGTCAGTAATCGGGCCGATCTGTGTCTCCGGGTCTAGCCCGTTAGCCCAGCCAGCAAGTTTGCCAATAATACCGATAGGGCTGGCAAAGCCTAATACTTTAGCAACACCTGTTGGGGCCGCTCCAGTAACTATATTTGCCGTGGCCTCAGTGTTAGTCGCTACGCTATCCGCAGTACCAGTGATTTTGTTTCCTGTGGAAGTTACACCTGAACCGTCTGTAGCAATAGTATCCCCAGTTTTATCATCTGTTAAAGTACCCCCAACGTAAGTGGCTCCATCACCCCCAGTGAATACGTTAGCCACACTTTCGGTAAAGCTGTTGCCGCCGCCAAAATTATCTGACCAAAAACCCATTACAGTTTATCCTTCTCTTCAGTGCAGCGCCGAATACGGTCCCGCAAATATATATAATTTTTCATCGCTTCTTCGACTGCGGTGTTTTCAGCAGGAAGGCTTCCTATTTCATCAGCTAATTTGGAGTTAAACTCAGGGGAGTACTGCTTAATACTGGGGCAGTAGACTTCTAGCTGAGTTCTATAAACCGTCTTTCCGCAACCTACTAAGGAGATTAGCACGGCTAGATATAGGAGCGTCTTCATGTTCTGATACTGCCTTGTAAAAGTTGGTGGCTTTCTTCTGCGCCTGGAGATCATCTTCCAGCACTTTGTTTTTTTCAGCAGCACGACCTTTAATACGCCCCATCAGATAGATGAGAGGGATAGCTAATGTTAAAGTAGCTATTATGTATGTCTTGATCTTACCAAAGATAAACATCAGCGGATGCCATCCTTGCTGTCCTTAAACCGTGCGTATGCTGCTAGTGCTATGCCGCCGATTGCACATAGTAGGAACACCGTTTTAAGCATCGGTGCGTAGCTCACTAGTCCCTGGATCTGTCCAGCCACTTCGTTCATTGCTGTTGCCGCACCAGCGATACCGGCTCCGGCCATTGTCTTAGACTTAGCTAATGATTTAGGGGCCTGTACAGTAGGTTTCTGTGCCATTACAGGACCGTTTTTATCAGACGGTAGTTGTGCATCTGAACTGAACAAAGCTGCTTCAGCAGCACGGCGGCGGGTTAAGCCTGCTAACGGAGTAAGAACGCCCTTAACTCTAGCCTTATCCCATCGCATCAACTGTGCAGGTACTTCATGGTACAAGGATTTATTAAGCTTTGATAATAAAGTGCTGCTTTTAAAGGCCCCAGCACCCAAATTGAATATGAACGATGTGAGGGCGTCATACTGGCCCTGTGTTAACGGGACTTTTACATACTTAGTTATTGCTTTTGCATGTTCATTGAGATCAGAAATAAGACGCTCTTCACAATACTTTTTTGTCCATTTAGTGTCTGATCCTACCCCCTTGGTAGAACCAAATCCATTTGTCCAAACTCCAGCCGGACATTTATAGGAATGTACAAAGTTATCTTCTTTAAGACGATGTAGACCTTCAAACTCTTTAACTAGCTTAATGCCTGCTTTTGATATTTTTTTGGGATGCATGATTTATCCTGAAGTAGTTGCAAAGGGTGACGCAAAGCCAGACGTGGGAACTTGGCTTGATGAAGCAGGAGTTAGATTGCCCATTGATACATTTGCACCTGGGGTGTTTGGTCTAGCGCCTAGCTCTGATAGAGTATTGTTGATGTTGATTACTTTTTGACCAAGGGCCTCACCAGTTACGCTGAAACGATCTAGGATCATGTTACCTTGAGCATCCATCTTACGATTAATCGT